ATAAGATAACCTCCTTGCTTGGTTTTCTTTATTATATCATGTGAGTTTCAAAAATGCAACTATTTTTTCCGATTTAGGCTAAAAAGTTTCCTAAAGGGGTTGACAGGTTACATATTTTGTGATATACTCAAAGTGTCCTAAAGGAAACAGAAAGGAAGTGATAAGGTGAATGTTAATGATTTATATGCTGAAATCGCAAGGTGTGGATTAACTGTTCCCAAACTTGCAGAACGCATAAAGCTGGATAAAAAAACGCTGTATTCTCGTTTGAAAGGCGAAACATCGTTTAAACAGCCGGAAATAGCAAAGATTTCAGAAGTCCTTGATTTATCTAAGGATAAGATATTCGCTATTTTTTTTGCCGATTCAGTTTCCTAAAAGAAACTGCCACAACAACCGGAGGAGGTGAGGAAGCTGGACAAGCTGAGATTTATCGCCGACAGCGGAACAGAGTACCGTGTAATGGTTTCGGAATCCGCATACAAGACGGTGCAGGACATAGCCAAAGCAACAGGCTTATCCGCTAAGGCGGTAGCAACAAAAATGATAAATTTCGCCGCACGGAATGTAGAAATCGTGTACGGTGAAGAAGAGTAATTTGTCATGTGGCTTAATGAACCATGAATAAAGCAAAGGAGGAATTAAACATGACAAAGCACAGAGTAAGAGTACCGCAGGTAGCAGATATATCGGCGGCGATACGTCTTTATTACGAGCACACCGAGATAGGCAATAAGGACATCAGGGCTATTTTCGGCGATATGGGAAACGGCAGGATCGGCAGGCTTAAGCAGCTTGCACTTGAAGCAATGCACGAACGAGGCACAGTGCACTATAACGCACAGTACGTCAACACAGAGGTTGCTTATGACGTTTGGGGAATAGACATCAAGCGTCTTGAGCGTGGTATTGAACGGCTGAATAAGCTGAATATCGAGGTGACGATATGAAAATAGCTAAGATAATCGCCTACGTTGTTGCGCAGTTGTTGCGAATATGGGTGACAGCGTTCGCAGGCATAGCGGTATATGCTCCGCTGTCGGCTCTCGCATACGCAGAGCGTGGCTATAATGCCATTGGCGGCGAGATGTTACCCGTTGCAATAGTCGCTGTTGCGGTCTGGTACGGGCTGGGGTGGCTAATGAAGGCATGGTATAGGGATATGATCGGGGGTGGACGCAATGACAGACCTTGAAAGGCTCGCCAAAGAAGCCACCGATCACGGCATGAGCTACGGCGAGTATGTTGCCTGGAAGGCAAGAGCCACAATTGAGCAACAGCAAAACTACCGCAGAGCACGGCAGGTGGCGGAGCTGAACAGAAAGAGAGGACAAAGAAAATGAGTGAAATAGGAGTTGTTAAAGGGTTCAAGGTGCTCAATCCTGATTGGACGTGTAAAAACAAGCAGTACGGTTGTCCCGGAAGGTTTGAAGAAGATGTTACACCGTCTGTTTGTAATGAAGGGATGCACTTCTGTAAAAAGGCGGCTGATTGCTTCAATTATTACCGCTTCGATCCTGAAAATAAGGTTGCGGAAGTGGTTGCTTATGGCACGGTTGCGGAAGATGGGGATAAATGTTGCACTGACAAGCTGGAAATCGTGCGTGAAATCCCGTGGGCTGAAGTGCTTGAAATCGTGAACATGGGAAAGGGCTGCACCGGACTTTGTAACAGCGGCGATTGTAACAGCGGCGATTGGAACAGCGGCAATCGTAACAGCGGCGATTGGAACAAGTGTGGCTTTTCCAATGGATGCTTCAACACCACAAGCCCGAAAATTTACCTGTTCAATAAGCCTTCTGAATGGACTTATGAAGATTGGCTGAACAATGAAGCCCGCTATTTGCTGAATCAGATTCCGGGGGATGTGCTTGGATACATTTGGCTTTCTGATATGACGGATAAAGAAAAGGCGGCACACCCAGAAGCGGAAACAACAGGCGGCTATCTGAAAATCTTGGATAATTCCGAATGTGCGGTCATTTGGTGGCGTGGACTTTCTGACGGTCAAAAGGCAATTATCACAGCAATTCCGAATTTCGACAAGGCTATTTTCAAAGAGATCACCGGGATTGATGTAGATACGGATTAAGAGAGAGGGAAGAAATGAAGTTTAAAGTTAGCACAACGGTTGCTACTTACGAAGAAGTAATGGCAATTGCTCAGGCACTTGTCGGTATCATAGATGAGTTAAAAATTGTCGCTGAGGGTGAGGAGGACGAAGACGATGTATAAATGTGAGCGTTGCGACTGGACAGGCTCGTCCTCGGAACTCGGATATTACACCGAGTATCGAGGAGAATGTCATGGCGCACCTGCGTGGGAAACATTACCGTGTTGCCCAGAATGCGGGTACGACGTTGAACCGGTCGAAGAAGAATAAAAAATAACCGCCCGAAGGCGGCAAAAACAAATATTTATGCAAGTCCAGTATAACACTGGCAAAGGAAAAAGTCAATGGATATAAAAGAAAAACTTACAGCCGAACTGAAAGACGCAAAGCTCGGCAAGTATGAAACAGAAGTAAAAAACGCTGTTTTAAGGACTATCTGCAAATTCTGCGAGCAGAATGCAGAGTTTAAACAGGCCATAGAGCAGTCGGACAAGTCTTTTGCCGACTGCCTCAAGGCAACGGTCAAGGGCGCAGGTGCAAGCCTCGAAGATCTCGAAGTATACAAGCGTGCAGTAGCATTTTACTTTCCCGGTGCGGATATAAAATGCACTATGACGCTTGATCTCGGTGATAACGGATTCAGCAACAGCAAAACATCCACAGAAGCAGACAGTGGCAAGTTACAGCTTGACCTTGACAGCCTGCTCGACTTCTGAGGTGCGGTAATATGAAAAAAGAACGTAAGGAACTTCTTATGCACAGCTTTCCGGCCGCTACAGCAGATCAGATGAGCAAAATGGAAGGCAAGGGAGCGGCAAACTACATAATATTTCTGACACGTGGTGCGGAATTGTTCGCAAGAGGGTATCACAGATATTCTAACGGTTATATCGTCGAGCGACAGCGCTATGTGTTTGCAAAAGACGGAGCAGTAAGATACGGTAGCGAAGACGGTAAGCGGTGGGACATTCGCTCAGAGTTTCGTGAGCCGGTCTTCTGCTCAGCTTCATACGGGTATAGCTTCAACAACTCGTATAAAATCATCAACGAAAAGGCGATAAGCCGGTCGGATATGCGATACAGTCAGTACGATAAGTATGCGGGAGATCTGCTGATGTGCTATCTGGACCTGTACTGTAAGCATCCGAATCTCGAATATTTGCTGAAGCAAGGTTATGACCTGATTCAAAAAAATTATACAGGCTTTTGGGGCAATACGGCAAAACTTACATTGCCAAGTTATATTAACTGGAAAAGTAATAATCTTCTTGAAATGCTCGGCCTTACAAAATCCGAGTTCAAAGCTCTCAAAGGGCAGGAACACTTATACGGCGCTTACAGGATAAATAAGGAGCATTTTCCAAAAGTGACACCGGAAGACCTGATACTTATATCTAAAGTCTTTGACTATGAATACGGAACGCTGAAACGCTTTTTAGACGCAACCGGCGCAACACCGCAAAGAATGTCAAGATACCTTGCCGATAACCAAATAAACACAAGAGATTACAGCGATTACCTTGACCAGTGCAAACAGCTCAGATACAACACTAAAGATACTGCGATATGCTTTCCGCATAATTTCGAGGCAATGCACGAAAGACTGTCGGCAACTATCGAGTATCAGCACGATAAAGCGGTAAGAGCAGAGTTTACAAAGCATATTGAGGAACGCAAACAGCTTGAGTTTTCTGACGGAAATCTGATGATAGTACAACCGAAGCAGCTGTCGGATATAGCTTACGAAGGTAAAGCTTTAAGCCATTGCGTCGGCGGATATGCCGAAAGGCACGCAAAAGGCGCTCTGAGTATAATGTTCATCCGTAAAAAATCCGAGCCGGACAAGCCGTACTATACAATGGAAGTCTCAGCGGACGGAAAAATCGTACAGGTCAGAGGAAAACGAAACATAGCACCGGGCGAGGACGTAGATACGCTGATCAAAGATTACATGGCGTATCTTGAAAAGATTTTCAGCGATAAAAGGAGGAAAACAGCATGAACGACTTACCAACACGTTGCATTGACCCAATATTAAAAGATTGTGAAAATTGTCGTTACGGACACGTTGTTTATCCTGGTTGGGTTGAAACATATGAAGACATATACGGTTGCTGTTATGACACATATTGTTCACTTGGATATGACCAAGATAGACCCGAGGACGAGCCTACCGAAGAAGAGTTGAAAAAATTTGATGAATGGCTGGCAACCATATACGGAGATAATGCAAAATGAATGAATTATCAGTGAATTACACAAAAGCACAGGAGCTTGATCGCAGAATAAAGACCTCAGCACAGCTAGCACAGCAGAGCTTGTATGAGATGTGCAAGGGTTTTAAAGAGATGAGGGACAGTAAGCTCTATAAGGAGCTGGGGTATAGCACGTTTGAGGATTACTGCGAACAGGAAACAGGACTAAAAAAAGTTCAGGTGTACAGTTACATTAAAGTTATCGAAAAGTTACCCGAAAGTTTTGTTCAGTCGACTGTACAAATTGGTGTTCAGAAACTCTATCTTTTATCTTCCCTTTCTGAAGAAGAACGTACAGAAATAACCGAGAACACCGACCTTGAAAACACCTCCGTCCGTGAGCTTGAACAGCAGATACGGCAGATAAGAGCGGAAAAGGATAAGGCGGTAGCCGATAAGTCGGCCGCAGAAGCTGAAGCATCCGCCGCCGCTCAGCAGGCGAAATCACTTGAAAAAGCCAAGAACGCATTGTCACAGCAGATAGCAGCACTCGAAGCAGAAATAAAAGAACTTGAAAACCGTCCCATAGAGGTTACGGCTGAGCCGGCTAAGGACGGCGTTATGGACAAGACAGCGTTTGATAATATCTGCAAGACTTATGAACAGCAGCTTGACAAGGTGCAGGAGGACGCATTACAGGACACTATCCGCTTAAACCGTGAGCATACGGAGCAGATGAACAGCCTTAAAGCCGAGAACGAAAAGAAACTTGAAGAACTCCGCAGTCAGCTTGAAACCGCTAAGCGTGAGCAGTCAGAACTTACGGTGAGCGTACCCGACAGCAAGGAAACATTTAAAGCGTACCTTGCAACAGCTATTGATGCGGCGAAGCGGTTATGCGAGTTCATCGGCAATAATTCCGCAGACAGTAATCACGATCTGTTTGTCAGCAAAGCAAAGCAGTTTTTCGAAAAAATGACGGAGGAAATCGTATGAGCAGTACATTATATGATATAACCGGCAGATTCGCCGAGCTTTTCGATGCGTTTGACGCTATAAATGACTATGAACCGGACACCAATGCTGACGGTGAGTATATAGACGATGACGGCGAGGTCATTGCTGACCTTGAAGCATACAAGGCCGATATGCTGACGATGTGGTTTGACACTCTCGAAGGCATCGAGGGTGAGTTCGGCGAAAAGGCCGAAAACGTCGCCTGCTTCATAAAATCCCTTGAGCGTGAGGCGGACAGCCACGAGCTTGAAGCTAAGGAACAGACGGCAAGAGCAAAGACAAAGCGCAAAAAGGCGGAGTTTCTGAAAAAGCGTCTGTTACAGGATATGCAGGCAATGAGGCTGAAAAAGGTCGATATGCCGAGAGCAAAAATAACGTTCTCAGAGGGACGTGACAGTGTGGTTATTGACGATGAGCGGCAGTTTATTGACTATGCCGAAACATTCAACAAATCGCTGATAAAGTACAGCAAACCGACCATATGCAAGTCAGAAGTCAAGAAGCTGCTCGACAGCGGAGAAAAGCTCCCTGCCGTACATCTTGAGAAAAAGCCGTATATAACGATAAAGTGAGGTAGCTATGAGCAATATATTTACACCCGTAACAAGAAAGAAATCAAAGGCGAGAATTGCGGTCATGGGACCGTCGGGAAGCGGTAAAACGCTTTCGTCGCTCTATCTCGCAAAGGGCATAACGGGCAACTGGGACAAGGTTGCCCTTATAGATACAGAACACGAGCGTGGCAGATTCTATGCCGATCGTCACGATCTCGGCACGGGAGAATTTCTCTATGCCCCGCTTACACCGCCGTATTCGCCCGAAAAGTACATAGAGTACGTCAGACAGGCGGCTGAGGCGGTCGGGGAGGACGGCGTAATAATAGTGGACAGCTTTTCACACGCATGGGATAACGAGGGCGGAGTGCTTGACATCAAATCACAGATAGCACAGCGTCAGGGAAAGAACGATTATACCGCATGGGACGAGGCAGGAAAGATACAAAACAATCTTGTCAATACCATACTGTCGGTCAACTGCCACACAATCATTACACTGCGTACCAAGATGGGCTATGCTATGGAAATCAACGACAGGGGCAAGACCGTTCCCGTCAAAATAGGACTTGCGCCGGTGCAGCGTGATAACACCGAGTATGAATTTGACATAGCATTTCAGATAAACCGTGAGCATATCGCAAGTCTTTCAAAAGACACAACATTCCTCGATAAGTGGTCGGGTGTTATCACCGAAGATTTAGGCGCTCAGCTCGGTGCATGGCTCAGCGAGGGCGCAGAGCCCGACAGATGTGAAGAATGCGGTGCTGTCATTATGCCGACACCTAAGCATACGGTAGCGGAAATGGTTGAAAGCTCGGTTGCAAAATTCGGCAGAAAGCTGTGCATAGCGTGTGCAAAGAAGGAGGTCGAAAAGCAGAATGCCGCTAAGACCGTATCAGAGTGAGCTTGTCGAGCAGACAAGGCAGGCGTGGCGTGAGGGTTATTACGCTCCCTGCATTGTTCTCGGGTGCGGCGGCGGTAAGTCGGTGATAGTAGCGGAGATAGCACGGCGGACTACATTCAACGGGAAAAAGGTAATGTTTCTTGTACACAGGCAGGAGCTTGTTCAGCAGATAATAAGGACGTTCATACGCTGGGGCGTTGATATGAACTACTGTGACGTGATGATGGTGCAGACCGCAGCACGGCGGATAAAAAAACTGTCAAAGCCTGCGCTTATCATTACAGACGAAAATCACCACAGCCTTGCGCTGTCGTACAAGAAAATCTATGACGCTTTCCCCGATGTGCTTCGTGTGGGGGTAACAGCAACGCCTGTCCGCCTGAACGGTGACGGTCTGGGTGATGTCAACGACAAGCTGATAATCGGGCCGTCTACCAAATGGCTTATTGATCACAACTGTCTTGCACCGTATGACTACTATGCACCGTCCGTAGCCGACTTATCGGGGCTTCATATCAAAATGGGCGAGTTTGTTACGGCAGACGTTGAAAAGGCAATGATCAAAAAGGCTGTATTTGGTGATGTTATCGGATACTACAGACAGCTTGCAGACGGTAAGAAAGCCGTCTGCTACTGCTCAAGCGTTAAGCACTCGCTCGCTACCGCCGAAGCGTTCCGAGAAGCAGGCATAAACGCCGTACACATTGACGGTACAACTCCCGATGCAGAGCGTAATCGTATTATTTCGGATTTCAGAGCAGGACGGATAACGATACTTTGCAATGTCGATTTAATATCGGAGGGCTTTGACGTTCCCGACTGCGAATGTGCGATATTGCTCCGTCCCACTCAATCTCTTACGCTGTACATTCAGCAGTCAATGAGATGTATGCGCTATCGACCGGGCAAGCGTGCGATAATTCTTGATCATGTCGGCAATTACGCACGCTTCGGAATGCCCGATGATGACCGCCTGTGGTCGCTTGAAAAGCGCAAGCGCAACATAAAGAAAGAAGCTGCGGAGAATGCCGAAAAGGTGAAACAGTGTCCCGAATGTTACTATACATTCGGAGCGCCGCCACCCGGTCAGCCCTGTATCTGCCCTCACTGCGGATATGTTTTCCCGGTAAAGAGCCGTGAGATAGAAACAAGCGAAAGCACCGAGCTTATTCATATCGAGGGCTTCAGGCTGGATTTCAGCAGTCCCGATGATTGTTCGTCCTATTCCGATCTGCTTGCATACGCAAAGAAGAAAGGGTATCAGAGGGGCTGGGCGTTTTACGAAGCAAGAAAGAGAGGTTTTATCTATTGACAGAAGAACACAGTATCCAGAATGCTGTCAGACGTGCGCTGTCCGAGAACGGCTGTGTGATATTCCGCATTAACGTCGGCAAGGGCAGAACATTTGACGGCAGATATTTCGACACGGGCGTACCGGTCGGATTTTCAGACCTGTTCGGCGTAAGGCAGTCGGACGGAAAGGCAATATTCATAGAGGTAAAGACAAAAACGGGACGTATTCGCCCCGAACAGAAGAATTTTATTGAAAAAATGCGTCGTTCGGGTGCTGTTGCAGGTATATGCAGAAGCACAGAAGACGCAATAAGACTTATAACGGAGGATAAATAATATGGCATTTTCACAGAACAATTCAGCGGCTACGAGTGCGCTTAAGCCCGAAGGCAGATATGAAACGATAATCACAAGCGTAGACGAGAAAACATATAAGAGCGGCAGTACATCGCTGAGCTTCAGACTGACGATAAGGAATGATATTCCGGAGCAGAAATACGGCAACGCCTGCCTGTTTTATCAGATATGGAAGGCTAAAGAACCTACAAAGGAAGACCTTGCGGTAAACGGTTATACGTTCGGCAGACTTATGGCAGTAGGCAAGGCCGCAAAGCTCACTGACGGCAAGGAATACAAGGATCTTGCGGAATACTGCGACGATCTTGTCGGCAAGTGTGTGATAGCTGTAGTAAAGCACGAAACGGACGATAAGGGCACCACAAGAGAAAAGGTAAGCTATCTTGAACCGACACAGCACCCCGACTGCAAGCATAAGTTCAAGACCGCCGTGACCGCCGATACCGTATCAGCGCCGAAAAACGAGAGCTTTGCGGCAACCACAACAACGGAAGCAGTTACGGAAGATGACGGTGACTATCCGTTCTGATGGGGGAAATAATGTACGAATATATTCCCGATGAGCTTAAAAAGCTCTCAAACTGGGTGTGCTGGCAGGCTGTACCCGATGAGGCAGGCGGTAAGATAAAAAAACTTCCGATCAATCCTCATACGGGCGAACTTGCTCGCTCCAATGATCCATCCACATGGTCGGATTTCAATACGGCTGTAGCGGCTTCGGCAGGTTTCGCAGGCGTCGGATTCATGTTCGGAAACTGCGAGTATTTCGGTGTTGACATTGACGGAGTGGGTGACGAGATAGCCGCATTCAAAACCGGCGAAAACAACATTATCACCGAATTTATAACAACTCTCCAGTCATATACCGAGCTGTCGCAGTCTGGCAAAGGCATTCACATAATCTGCAAAGGAAACCTGCCGAAGCAGGGGCGCAGACGAGGCAATGTCGAAATGTACGAAACAGGCAGATTTTTCGTTATGACGGGCAAACCGTGCGCCGAATATATGGATATAAACGAATGCACAGAGGCTATTAAGGCGTTGCACGAAAAGTACATAGGCGGAGGGCGTGAGCCTTCCGCTGTGCCCCGTGCTTATGCGCCGGCACTTCCGGCAACCGCAAATGATATTATAACTCTCGCCGGAAAAGCAAAGAACGCACCACGCTTCAATGCACTTATGCAGGGCGATTATTCAGGATATGTGTCACAGTCTGAGGCTGATATGGCGCTTTGTAATATGCTTGCGTTCTGGTGCAGGTGTGATGCGGATATGATGGACTGTATATACAGACAGTCGGGGCTTATGCGTGAGAAATGGGACAGACGGCAGTCGGGCAGTACATACGGTGCAATAACGATACAAAAAGCCATAGCCGACTGTGAGAAGGTATACGAACCGGCACAGAAATCACCGCAGTTTACGGCAAGGTTCACAGGTGAAAGCTCTGTTGTACACGCAAAACTCGATACAGCACAGGACGAGCCTGTAAAGCTGTACACATTTGACGATACAGGGAACGCAGAACGGCTTATAGACTTATTCGGCAGGGAGATCCGCTACAGTTATACAGACAAGCGCTGGCTGTATTATGACGGTAGGAAGTGGTGCTACGACAACAGCGGAACAATAGAGCGCATAGCCGATAAGGCTGTACTTGCGATGAAGGCAGAGGCTAAGGCATACGAGCAGATGGACGTTGAGGACGGCGGAGATATGGCAAAGAACTTTGAAAAACACCTGAAATCAAGCCGAAGCAACAAATCGAAATCTGCAATGCTGAAGGAAGCACAGCATCACGTTCCGATAGTGCCGGCACAGATGGATAAGTACAAGATGGTGCTTAATACTCCGAGCGGTGTTCTTGACCTGAAAAGCGGTACGCTGAGTGAGCATAAGCCGGAAGCATACTTCACCCGTATCACGTCGGCTGAGTACACAAGCAATGCCGACTGTCCGCAGTGGCTGAAATTTCTTGACGAGATATTCGGCGGCGACAAGGACCTTATACGATATGTTCAGAAGGCGGTCGGCTATTCGCTGACAGGCTCAACGGCGGAGCAATGCGTATTCTTCCTGTTTGGCACGGGCAGAAACGGAAAATCAACGTTTCTTGATATTATCCGTGCAATTATGGGCGACTACGCAAGCAATATCCAGCCGGAAACAATAATGGTACGCAGTAATCAGAGCAGTGCCATAAACAGCGATATAGCACGTCTTAAAGGCGCAAGGTTTGTTACGTCTGTAGAACCTAACGAGGGCGTGCGTATCAACGAGGGTCTGCTGAAGCAGCTTACAGGCGATGATATAGTTACTGCCCGCAAGCTGTACGGCGATGAGTTCGAGTTCAAGCCCGAATTTAAATTATGGATGGCGACAAACCACAAGCCGATAATCAGAGGCACAGACACAGGTATCTGGCGCAGAGTGCATATGATACCGTTCACTGTACAGATACCCGAAGAAAAGAAAGACCCACGTCTTAAATATAAGCTGTGCCGTGAGCTGCCCGCTATCTTCCGCTGGGCAGTAGAGGGGTGCGTACTGTATCAGGCTGAGGGACTGCATATGCCGAAGGCGGTAGTCGCTATGGTCAAGGAGTACCGCAGAGAGATGGATGTTATCTCCGCTTTTGTCGAAGACAGGTGCACAGAGGGCAAGGACTGCTATGCGCAGGCTAACGTGCTTTATGCGGCGTATGCGCAGTGGTGCGATGACAATAACGAGTATAAGATGTCAAATACGAAGTTTGGTGTTGAATTGTCGAAAAAGTATCCTAAGGTGCGAGCAAAAAACGGTAATTGTTACATCGGAATAGCTATAAGCTGAAAGGAGGGTGAAGGGTGGTGAAGGGTTTAAGGGTTTTTCTAACCTTTCATACGGAAAATGAAAAAAATAAATATATATAAAAGGTGTTGGAAAACGGGCAAAACCCTTCACCACCTTACACCGAATGATTATGAAGAAGATAAATTTCAATGATCCGGCAACATTTGAAAAGCTGGAGCATATGGCATACGAAAACACGCTTGATTATACCGACTTTCCGCCTGCCGAGTATAAATACTTCGATAAGCTGTCACAGCTCGGCAGTATCTACCGCAGTGGTCAGCTTCCGAAGGGACTTTGCAAAGAGCGTAAGGACGCATATCTTTGTGATTATCGCAAGGACGCAGACAAAACACGGAAAAATCACGAGGCAGAGGTCGGATACCAGGAGAATATACGAAGGTCGGACGAGCTGAGATGTGAGATCAACAGCACAAGAAATCACGATGTCAAGCTGATGCTTGCACTGAGGTGTATCGAGCTGATGACCGGCGAGGAAGGATTTGAAAGGAGAAATTTAAATGAGTAGTTTTTACGAGTGCGAAATGAGACCCGGTTGCGTTGCCAGCCACAATAGGTATGGCAGTGTTACGCTTGTCACAGCTCTTGTGACGGAAGATTATCCTCAGCTGTGGGCTGTAGAGGCAAGAGATGGTGAGTTAAAAATTGTGCGTGAGGATGATTTGTACGATTTCGGATACTATGGGGAGTGATAGAATGACAAAGCAGAAACTTAAAGATTACCGTTACACCTGCAAGTGTATCAAGCAGCTTGAATCAGAGTTGAACGATGCGGCAGTAACCGACAGCACGCAGGGCTCGCAGAGCGAGTACCCCTATGTCAAACATAGCGTCACGATTTCCGGCGTTCCGGATAACGATACACACCTTGCCAAGAAAAGAAGACTGTCCGAACTTAAAGCACAGAAAGCAGAAGTAGAACGCTTCATCGGCAATATTGCGGACAATCAGACAAGGGATATGTTCTACTACAGGTACATACAAGGCTATACAATGGTGAGAACTGCGGTAGAAATCGGTGGAGATAACACACCCGACAGTGTGAGAATGCGAATAAATCGGTATTTGCGTTAATGTTGTTCGTTTTGTTCGTTTTAAGGGTGTTATAATTCAAAATGACAAAATATAAATAGTTGACACCTCCAAAATAATCGGTTATAATGTAGAAAACTGGTGATTTTTTGGAGGTGTCAATGATGAGTGAACAAAATGTAAAACAATCAAAAAGTGGTTCTGAAGTCCAAAATAATAAAAAATGTTTTATAATCATGCCTATATCTACACCAGAGGGCTATACAGAGAATCATTTTAAGCAAGTTTATGATACGATAATAGCGCCTGCTGTAAGAAAAGCAGGTTATGAGCCTCATAGAGTGGATAATGATCGTATTTGTGATAGCATAATCGATAAAATATTGAGAAATCTTGTCGAATGCGAAATGGCAGTATGTGATTTAAGCTCAAGAAACCCTAATGTCATGTATGAATTAGGCATAAGACAGGCTTACGGTAAAAAAGTTGTTTTAATACAAGATGAGAAATCTCAGCCTATATTTGATGTGTCTGCAATCAATACAATATTTTATAATAGTAAGCGCACATATGAAGATGTTATTGCGTCACAAAATGAAATTTCAGAAGCGATACTATCTACTGCGAAAGAAGATAGCATATCGTTGATGTCAATTGCAAAGATACCGTCTGCTTCTGCTGAAGCACAAAGCAAGTCTGATGATAAGCAGATTTATGAAGTGATGTTAAGTTCGATTTTAAATTCTGTAAGAAGACTGGAGCGATCACAAATGACACAAAACAGAAAATTCAACGATTCTATTATACAAAAAGATTATGTGCTTGCTAGATATTTTGATTTACAAAATGATATTGATAAAGCAATTGGTCGTGAAAAAGTTAATAAAGATGAGTTAGATTACTATCGCAGAAAGATATCATTTTTTATTAGAGAATTACGCCATGATTCAAATATGCTGTCTGAAGAACAAAAAGACATTTTAGATTCGGCTATTAATATTCAAAATAAATTACAAACTATGATTGATGAAATATAAAATATAACCGCTCCCTAACCGGAGCGGCTATTTTTTATACCCAAAAGAAAGGACGGTGTACCGCCAATGACCGAAAGACAGAAGAAATTCGCCGAATACTACGCTCAGTGCGGTAACGCCGCTCAGAGTGCAATACAGGCAGGATACAGCAAAAAGTATGCAAATACTAATGCTTCAAAATTACTACAAAATACTACAATTACGGAATACATAAAACAGCTCACCGAAGACGCCCAGACTGCACGCATAATGACCGCAAGAGAACGGCAGGCTTTGTTATCCGATATAGCTAATGATAAGCAGAACGAGCTGTCGGACAGGATACGGGCAATCGACACGCTGAATAAGATGACGGGGGAGTATGTGACAAAAGTTCAAGGAAATATAAATGCCGATGTCAATAACCCGTTTTCAAAATTATCAACAGAAGAGCTGAAGAAGTTGATAACTGATGATTAGTAAAGACCTTGCAAAACTTGGTGCTAAAATAGAACTTGCTAAGCGTGAGTTCTTTTTTTATTGCCAATTAAAAGCACCGGATTTCTATAAGTCTGATAGATCATTTTTAGTAGAACTCTGTAATGGCTTTCAGGAGTTTATGAACTCAGATGAACCGGTTATGATAGTAAATTTGCCACCTCGTCACGGAAAGTCGAGAACAGCAGGTTGCTTTGTTGAGTGGGTTCTCGGCAGGGATAAAAACCAGAAGATTATGACGGGCTCGTACAATGAAACACTGTCAACTATGTTTTCAAAGAATGTCAGAAACTGCATATCCGCCGAAAAAGCAGATGTGAATATTCCGGTGTATTCTGATGTTTTCCCGGATACTAAGATCAAACGAGGAGACGGCGCAATGAACCTGTGGAGTTTAGAGGGCGGATATAATAATTATCTTGCTACTTCTCCGACAGGTACAGCGACCGGTTTCGGCTGTTCGCTTATGATCATTGACGATCTAATCAAAAATGCAGAAGAAGCTAACAATGAGAGCATAAAAGAGAAGCACTGGGAGTGGTTTACAAACACGATGCTGTCTCGTTTGGAAGAGAACGGTAAAATAATAATCATTATGACACGCTGGGCTTCCGACGATCTCGCAGGCAGAGCCATTGCGCATTATACTCAACAAGGTGTAAACGTAAGGCACATTACAATGAAAGCACTTATTGATAAAGAAAAGCACACTATGCTCTGCCCTGAAATATTATCCTATGTTTCGTATCTGGCGAAGACAAAAGCGATGGGAGTTGATATTGCAAGTGCTAACTATCAGCAAGAGCCGATTGATTTAAAAGGCAGACTGTATGATTCGTTCAAGACCTATACAGAGTTGCCGAAAGACAGCAATGGGAACAGTTTGTTTGAAGGTATTTACAGTTATACAGATACTGCGGACGAAGGAGATGACTTCTTGTGTAGCATTATCTGGGGCGTGTATATGCGTGAAGCGTATGTACTTGATGTTTATTTTTCTAAAGCAAATATGGAGATCACAGAGAAGGAAACAGCAAGGCGACATAAAGAATTTGCTGTAAATAATGCTCTTATAGAATCAAATAACGGCGGTTCGGGATTTGCACGGAACGTCAGACGCATATCAGCCGATGAGCTTGGTAATTATACAACTATTTTTCAGTGGTTTCATCAGTCGAAAAACAAGAAGGCACGTATAATTTCAAACTCTTCATGGGTACAAAATCATATTATTTTCCCGGTAAATTGGAGAGATAAGTTTCCCGAGTATTATGCGGCTATGATTAAATATCAGCGTGAAGGCAAAAACGCACACGACGATGCGCCTGACGCAACAACCGGTGTTGCCGAAACTATGTATAAATTAGGAGGATGACGTGAAGATAGGAGAAAGGTTTAAAAGCATGATACAGAATTGGCTTAATATAGTTCCTGCCGCAAATCAATCTGTTGTGCTGCAGGAGCTTTTGCCGAGAGAGATTGAAGTGCTTCGTTCTCAGCTCTGGTACAGAGGTGACGCAACGGAACTTAGACAGTTTTTCCACCAGATAGGTGACGGAAGCGGTAGTTTTTGGGCGAGTGTTCCAAACAAGAATAATATACGAAAAATACACAGCGGCTTGCCTGCGATAATTGCCGATACTTTGGCGTATATCGTGTATTCGGATATGGATAAAATCAAAGTAACCGGTGAAAAAGAAAACTCGATCTTTGAGAGCGTATCAAAAGCCGTTGATTTTAACGAACTTGTTGGAAAAGCTGTAGTAGACACTTTAGTAAGCGGCGATGGGGCATTTAAGATTTCAGTCGATATGACCGAAAATTCTGTTTCTGACGTTCCTATAGTTGAATTCTGGAGTGCAGATAAGGTTGAATATCGCTATATAAGAGGCGTACTTAAAGAGGTTGTTTTCCGTTCTGAGCATAAGGAAGGCGATAGATTGTACCATCTTGAGGAATGTTATGGAAAAGGGTACATTGAAAGCAGACTTTATGATAACAGCGGTCATGAGGTACGCCTTGACAGCGTTCCTTGCCTTTCAGGCATTGAAACAAGAACGATATTCGATGGCGATTACATAATGGCTGTACCGCTGAAATTTTACGCATCAAAAAAATATCCGAACAGGGGTAAGAGCATATTCGACGGCGGTAAATCCGACTGCTTCGACGCTCTGGACGAGGTTATTTCGCAGTGGTGGGACGCCATAAGAGCCGGCAGAGTTACAAAGTATATTCCTTCCGATAAAATTCCTCGAAGTCCTGAAAACGGGGCCTTACAACGAGTAAACAGTTTCGGCAATGAGTTTATAGAGATAGCTTCATCTCTTGGTGATGAGCGCTCTTCTCAGATACAGGTCGTACAGCCCGACATCAAGTATGACGCATTTGTATCATCGTATACAAACTGCCTGCTGATGTGCCTGCAAGGACTTGTATCGCCTGCAACACTCGGTATTGATGTCGGCAAGATGTCAAGTGCGGACGCTCAGCGAGAGAAGAAGGACGTTACGGGCAACACCCGGAACACAATAACGACAGCGCTTGAAAAGGCTCTGCCTGAGCTTGTGTCGGCTGTATTAAAAACATACGACAATATGCAGGGCAAAGCCCCCGAAGAATATGAGGTAAGCGTTGATTTCGGTGAGTACGGCGCACCCGACTTTGACAGCCGTGTTGAAACGGTCGGCAAGGCAAGTACCTACGGCATTATGTCGGTCGAAACGCAGGTCGAGGAGCTGTGGGGATCATCAAAAGAAGACGAATGGAAAGCCGGTGAAGTCAAGCGTATAATGCAGGAAAAGGGGCTTGCTGACGGCACAACACCTGCGGTAGGTGATGAGCTTGCTTAGTTTCAGAGATATTGCAAGGATATTCGAGGAGATAGAGTTAAGGCTCATTGCTTCGCTGAAACGCAATCTTTCACGGCACAAAGCTGAAGAAGAAAAAGAAGGCTTTGAATGGTCTGCGTGGCAGGCTGAAAAGCTCAATAACATTGACAATTTCCGCAAGGATAACGTTCAGATAGCGGACGAATATGTAGATGTTATTGACGATGGAACCCGACAGCTTATGACGGATCAGTTTCACGAGGGGGAGCATACAGCGGAGCAGTCGGTCATTGATGTTTCGGAAAGCGGCGTCAATGTTCCCGATGTTCCGGCACAGCCTCAGCCGCCCGAAGCGCCGACAGCTATACCCGATGATCATTTCTTCGGTGTTAACAAGCCGAAGATGGATAAGCTGATGGAAGACGTGACAACGCTTGAAAAAACCGCCCTTACCGCCGCTGTGCGTAATATGGACGATGTTTACCGCACAACGCTGAACAAGGTACAGCTTATGATGGGCACAGGCTCAATTACGCTTAATGAAGCAATCGACCTTGCAACAAGGGACTTCCTCGACAAAGGCATAAACTGCATTGTATACGCAGACGGCAGGCGAGTTAATATTGCCGATTATGTGCGTATGGCACTGCGCACAACGTCCACAAGGGCAACATTGCAGGGTGCGGCTAAACGCTTTGCGGAGCTGGGCTATGATACCGTGCTTATATCGCAGTACGGAGGCTGCTCAGAAACCTGCGAGCCGTATCAGGGCAAGGTTTACATTGATGATGTATTCACGATATGGAACGGCGAGAGAAGCGGCGACTTCGGCAAGTCAAACTACTGCGACAAGTGGTTTATGCTGTTGTCTGTGGCAATACGAGGCGGGCTGTTCCACCCTAACTGCCGTCATACTATGGGGCAGTACATAGAGGGGCTTACAAAGATACCTCAGCCGATTCCTGCCGAGAAGATACGGGAACAGCGAGAGCTTGAAGAAAAGCAACGGGCTATGGAGCGCAAGATAAGAGCGCTCAAACGCAAGGTTGAGGGCACGCAGGACGAGAAGAAGGTCAAGGAGTATAAGCGTAAGCTCCGTGAGGAGCAAGGCAGGCTCAGAGAATTTATCAAAGAGCATGACGATGTTCTCCGCAGAGATTATTCAAGAGAGAAGATCTACAGCGGTAAGGGTGAGCCAAAGCAGGAAGCACCGAGAACGGAAGAAGCGCCTGTTAAAGCTACCGATACCGAAAGCAAAAATCCTGTTCCGACAAATAAAGAGCCTAATATTCCTCAGCCGGATAATAACATTTCCGAGCCGGAAAATAACGTTTCTAAGCCGGAAAATAACGAAAACACAATGAATTTTGTACAGCCTGAGCCTATAAAGCCTGTTAAGAGCAACGAAGACACAGACGATACGCCGACTGCGGTTGTGTCTGATGAAGCCGATGAAACTGCTGAAACGACAGAAAACGTACAGGAAACTGTAAAACAGCCTATTGAAACAGCGGCAGACAGCGAAGAAGACGTACAGAATTTTACAGATGATACTGTTGACAATTCGGATGAAAGTGATATAATAGAAGAAGGAACAGATTTCAAACCGTTGTCGGCAGATACTGTTGTTCCTGTACTGCGTGAAGATTCAAACGAATGGATTGACCGTCTGTCATCCGAAGAAATCAGAGCAATCAAGAAGTACACGAAGAACAGCGGCGATCCCAAAGACGATAAGTTCTATGCAAGGCTTAATTCAATGCTTCGTGGGGATATTCCCGAAGATGACACTTTGAAATATTATTCCGATGTTATATCGGGTGCGATAGCGAAGTTTGAGTTAAAGCACGACATTATCTGTTACCGTTCTGTCAAACACAATCCTGTGGAAGGAATGAAAATAGGCGATATATATGAACCTAAGCAATTTGTCAGCACAGCGGTTGTTTCATCGAGAACGCTTAAAGGTGATTACAACATCGTAATAATAGCTAAAAAAGGAAGCAAGGGTGCGTATATTGAATTATTGAGCAAATACCCGAATCAGAGAGAGTTTTTATTCGATAAGAATTTGAAATATCGAATTTTAAAAATCCGCAATAATAAAATAGTGTTAGAGGTGATAATATGAAAGGCAAGACTAAAGTAATAATTTCTGACGAGTTAATCGAAAAAGTTTTAGATGATATGGAAAAAGCCCAAGAAACTGTTGATGAAGACTGGGACGAAGAAAGCCGAAAAGACTGGGAAGAAAAAATGAACTCATAAAACCGCCCACAGCAGTGAGCGGTTTTCTTATACCCGTGTGCAATTGATTGTACAACTAAACTTAATAATTATACCGCTCTTAAAAAGGGCGGTATTTTTATACCCAAAATCAAAGAAAGTGAGGAAAAGCAATGGAACCCGAAAAGAAAACTCCCGAAGAGGAGAAGAAGCCCGC